CGGTATGCAAGCCCCTCGGCGCTGTAATAAGCCCTGCCGCCATTGTAGCCCCAATAGGTGTTGTACTCGTCCATTGCGTCATACTGCTGGCACTCCGCACATACCCTTGCGTCCTCTGTGGCCTCTTCTATTGCCCTTAACAGGGTTGCGGGTATGCTCCAATACTCCCGGCCTTCCGCTGCTGTCTGTAGCCGCTTGGTGGTGGCTTTGGTTGCGCGTGTCATGTTCTTTCCCTCCTGTTTTGGTGTGTGGTTCTTAGGTTGATTTCATTGTATCATTAATGTTTCAATGTGTCAATAGGTTTATTCAATCTTTTTGCAATATTTCAAAGATTGTTTTACAAGTCATGTGCAACATCGTTTTGTCTTGTTTTGTTGTGCCTTTGGAGCACGCCCAATGCAACACACTTTCCGCAGCGGATGGCCCGGAGGGGGATATACCGCCGTAGGGCGGGGCGGGGTTAGGTGTTTTACCGCAGAAATAATAAAAAAGGCCCCTCAAAAACGAGAAGCAAAAAATAATTTCAAAATTTCAAAAAAGGCTATTGACATATACGAAACACTATGATAACATTAAGACACAATGAAAGAGAGGAAGTGAAACACCGTGAAGATAGGGTATGTCAGATGTTCAAGCAAAACGCAGAATCCAGAGCGTCAGGAAGTGCTTATGGAGCGCCTTGGTGTAGAAAAGGTGTTTATTGATATGTTAAGCGGAAAGGACGCGAACAGGCCGCAACTTCAAGCTATGTTGGAGTTCATGCGTGCGGGCGATATGGTGGTGGTTGAGAGTTTCAGCCGACTGGCAAGGAACACGCGGGACTTGCTGGAAATTACAGATAAGATGCGCGAGAAGGGCGTTGAGTTTGTTAGCCAGAAAGAAGCTATTGACACAAAAACGCCGGTTGGAAAGGCACTACTTACAATTCTCGGTGCGATAAGCGAACTGGAGCGGGATTATATGCTGGAGCGGCAGGCGGAAGGAATTGCGCTGAAAAAAGAGCGCGGCGAGTATAGGGGGCGTGTTCCTATTAAGGTTGATGAGAAGCAGTTTGAGCAGGAATATAAACTGTGGAAGTCTGGGCAGATTACGGCGAAAGCGGCTATGAGCCACTTGGGGTTAAAGCCTAACACGTTTTATAGGCGGGTTGCGGCTTACGAGGAAAAACAAGGAGGATGAAAAACATGGCAAGCGTATCAAGACAAGAATTTGCAAAGAAACGCAAGGTGTTATTAGCGCAGACGGCAAGCGGCCAGTTTATATGTGCAAGATGCGGACGGTTTAGTAAATCCGTAAATCTGCATCACACTACCGAACTGATTGATGACGGTAGTAATGATAATCGCAACCTTATTCCGTTGTGTGAAGATTGCCACATCGAATGGGACACGTGTGCTGATTTAGGCATGGAACTTGGGGAATTTCTCGTGTCGCTTTCGCCAACGACATGGCAGATGGCAACTATGACTGGGCTATTCAGAAGCCCTCACGCTATAGGCGAGGCGCTTATCGGAATATATAAGATGCAATTTACGGGAAGCGCTTTGCGATATACTGTAATTAAGAATCAAAACGGAGAATGCTTTGATTATTGGAACGAGTTGAAACGCCAAAACGAAATGTTTCCCTCATATCCGTATAGCAATCATGATAAAATGATTAAGTTGTACGGCTCGATGTATGAAACGCTTTCTCAAGAATCTTTCGCGGAATACGCGCAAGAAAAGTTGGAAGAAATAAAAGCAAGAAAAACTGCAACTTAAAATCCCCCGCAAAAACAAAAAGACGGCACAATGACCGTCAAAGAGACATGTCGTCAGCTTTGCATCAGCCGCACGACATGGTATGAAAAGGTAAAGGAGGTGACGCATAATGCTGTACGTCGCGTTAATCATCTGCTTAACCGTCATAGGCACCGGAGCTGTCATATCCCTTATCCGTTGCTTGCGTGACGAGGATTGCAGACCGAAACGAAAAGCGGAGGCAAAACCGGAGCTGCCGCCCGTGTATGCGACTGTTGAGCCGAAAAACCTATGTTGGAGCGATATATACGAAACGGTGAAATTAGCAAATGCAAAAACAAAAGCATAATATCCGCAAAACACTTCGAGCGCCGATGAGCGCCTTCCCCTACGCGGGGATGGCGCTTTTCTTAGGCGGTAGCAATCTACATATGGTATAGGAGGTATTGAATTGGCACAAGATATAGAAGGACTGTTGAAAACCATTAGGGCGCACATCGACTGCAAGCCGGAGTTTGAGGCGTATCAGGACTATTTCGACACGCTCAGATTGCTTGGTGAGCAAAACAAGGCAAAGGCATATGAACTGAATATGTGGCTCCGTGGCGAGACGGCAAAAAAGGTGCGGGACGGTACGGATCCGGAGTTGATTGGTAAGTTTTATGAACTGAACAAGAAGACGTACTTGTATGTGGCGCAGGACAATTTCGATTCGTACTGTATTTATCTTGAATGGAACCGGCCGCCCGAAAAGCGATTTTACCAACCACGGCGCAAGGTGCTTGCTCCACTCGTGCGAGACTTGCAGGACTTAGCGGATGGCAAACTGGACTTTCTCGGCGTGTCAATGCCGCCTCGCGTGGGAAAATCGACGCTTTGTATTTTCTTCATGACATGGCTCATGGGGCGGAATCCTGATGCGGCAAATGTAATGTCCGGGCATAGTGATAAGTTGACCGATGGGTTTTACCGTGAAGCGCTGGCGATACTGACAGACAAGGAAACATATCTATGGGGCGACGTGTTTCCCACCGTGCGTGTTGTTGACAATTCGGCTAAAAACGAAACGATTGACTTGAATCGTAAGAAGCGCTTCCCGACATTTACCGCTCGGTCGATAGGTGGCACACTTACTGGCGCTGTTGAAGTTGGCACGGGCGGATGCTTATATGTTGACGACCTTGTTGAGGACCTGGAGGAAAGCTTGAACCCCTTGCGCCTGCAAGCCAAATACGACGCATATCTTAATCAGCTTAAGGACCGAAAAAAAGAGGGCGCTGTTGAACTCATGGTAGGAACCCGGTGGGGAATTTTGGACCCGCTTGGCCGTGTGCAGGAGCAGTATGCCGACAATCCGCGCTATCGGTTTCGCGTTATGCCTGCGCTAAACGAGGACAACGAGAGCAATTTTGTTTATGATTACGGTGTGGGCTTCACGACGGAATACTACCTTGATATGAAGGCCAGCATTGACGACGCAACATGGTGCGCCAAGTATATGGGCAAGCCGTATGTGCGTGAGGGGCTGTTATTCCCTGCTGATGAATTGAATTATTATAACGGCGTTTTGCCTGATGGTGAGCCGATGAAAATAGCGGTATGCGACGTTGCTTGGGGTGGCGGGGATAGTCTTTCTATGCCGTTTGCTTGGGTGTATGACGATGCGGTTTACATAGGCGATGTGATATTCAACACTGGCGATAAGGACGTTACGCGCCCTGTTGTTATCGGCCGAACAAAACAGCACGAGCCGCACAGGATGAGATTTGAGGCTAACAACGGAGGCCATGAATATAGCTGCATAGTTGATGAAAAACTCCGTGCAGACGGTGTGCGCGTGAACATCACGACAAAAAAAGCACCGAGCAATCAAAGCAAGCTCGGCAGGATAATTCAGCACTCGCCGGATATAAAGAAGTTCTATTTTCTCGATGACGAACACCGAAGTAAGGAATATCGTGCGTTTATGAACGAGTTAACGACGTTTGTTCAAACCGGCAAGAACCTACACGACGACGCAGCGGATAGCCTTGCTATGCTTTCCGATGAGTTATATCACGGCACGGCCCGCGTAGAAATTTCCAAACGCCCGTGGTAGCACAACACGTAGCTGAACCAGCATTCAATATATACCAAAACACAATATATAGAGATGCTAATACAGTAGACCACAACATATAGTTGACTTTAGGGGCAAAAAATGGTATAATGTCATTAGTGGATCATTGTGTTTGATTACGGTGTGGAGGTGGATTGTTGAGGGTTATCCTGAAAGAGTTTCCGAGGGATACTGACTACATAACACTTTACCCTATATCCGACGTGCATTGGGGCGCTGCTGAATGTATGGAGCGCGAATTTAAGGCATATTTGAAACAAATTGAGAACGATCCGTCCGCCGCTGTGCTTTTGGCGGGTGATCTTTTGAACAATGGTGTTAAGTCGTCAAAGACGGATGTATACCGTGAGAAATACCCGCCCGACGTGCAAAAAGAAATGATGATTGATCTGCTTGAACCGATAGCGGATAAGATTGTGGCGGGTGTTGCGGGCAACCATGAATACAGGACGTCTAAAGAGGTTTGCCAAGACGTTACAAAAGATATATTTGTTGCGTTGCGGATAAAAGACCGCTACACACCAGACGCGGCGTTCATAAAGATGTCGCTCGGCGAGAAACAAAACAAAAAGCCCGCTACATACATGATTTATCTCTCGCATGGTGCGGGCGGGGGCTCAACGCTCGGTGCGGGTGTTTCCCGGCAAGACAATTATCAGCTTTCGATTGAGGGCGTGGACATAAGCGTTTCCGGTCACACACACAAACCTACAAAGACGCCATCGGCACGGCTTGTTTTCGATTCGCGAAACAACAATATCGTGCGGAGTAATACGTTGATATTTGTCTGCACGGCATGGCTTGATTATGGCGGATATCCCGAACGCGGACAGATGCGCCCGACAGCGTTTTATCCTGATACGATTAGGCTGGACGGCACGAAGAAAATGTGGAGTTGAATATTCCCTTGTTCTAAAAAGCTTATAGGTCATTGTGGGGTAATTAACACTATATTTATGCTGATGGGGTGGGGCGGCGTGGTGTAGGATTTTGTTTGCTCATTTCCTTTCTCGTTCTTTCCTCCTTTCTCCCTTTATATTGCCTGTGCCGCGCTCAAAGCCGGTCGTTAAGACTCGACAGGCAGGGTGGATGCCCGGTGTGCGGCATAGGGATATGAGGGGCAATACAATTACAAGGAGCGGTTGCGTTGTATTTTGGTAGAACAAAAATACTGAGTGATGAAATAACAATAACGTCCGGCAACGCGGTTAAGGTTTTGTCGGACGCGCTCAATACGCACCGAAAGAATAGAGCGGAAATTGATTATTTATATCGGTACTATAAGGGCGAACAGCCAATTTTGCGGCGTGTTAAAGAGATTCGCCCAGAAATCTGCAACAGGACTGTTGAGAATAGGGCGAATGAGATTATATCGTTTAAGACTGGATATTTATGCGGTGAGCCGTTGCAGTATGTGAGCCGTGGCAGCACAGATGATGTTTCGGACGGAATCAGCAAGCTAAATGACATGATGCTGCTATGCGGAAAAGCCGCAAAAGATAAAGAGCTTGCCGAATGGATGTATATTTGCGGTACGGGATATCGGATGATAACCCCAAACTCTCCGTACATAAACAGCGATATAGTGCCGAAGTTGCAAAACAGGCGCACGGACTTTATGGAAGATGAAGCGCCGTTTGATCTTTACACACTCGACCCGCGCAATGCATTCGTGGTTTATCATTCGGGGCTTGGTGAGAAACCACTGATGGGCGTAAAGTACGTTGTGCAACAGGATGAGAAGATTGTGTATAGCGTGTATACGCCTACACAGTATTTTGAACTCGTTTCGGATAATCTGATTAGCGGCTTTCGCTTAGAAAAAACAGAAAATCGGATGTTGAGCGCAATACCGATTGTGGAATACCCGCTTAACAACGCACGGCAAGGCGCGTTTGAGGTTGTGTTGCCGTTGCTTGATGCTATCAACACGGTGCAGAGCAACCGGCTTGATGGTGTGGAACAATTTGTTCAGTCGCTTATATTACTTTATAACTGTGACATAGAAGATGATGACGCGAAAAATCTGCGTTCTGCCGGACTTGTGAAGTTAAAGTCTATCGGTGATGTTAAAGCTGATTTGAAAATCCTTGCTGAACAGCTAGACCAATCTCAGACCCAAACGCTTGTTGATTATTTTCACCAAACAATCCTAGATATCGTCGGTATGCCGAACCGAAACGGCGGGAGTAGTACAAGCGATACTGGCGCGGCG